TATTAAAAGGAATATACACTAAATCTGCTTGAATACGCATGCCTTGATCTGTGCTGTCTATGTTGATTTCAGTGACTGCAAATCTAGGATCATAGTTGATGATAGTTTCTACATCCTTGGCTATGATTTCTTTGACATCTGGTGTAAAAGGTTCAAACAGCATGTCCCAGATCACTGTGCCAAATTCTGGGTTTTCTAATTTTTCGCCCTTGCGGATATAAAAATGATTGATCAAATCCTGCTTGACAAGATTTATATCGTAGAGTTTGAAGTTTTTTGTAATCTCAGAGGAACTGAATCCTTTGTAGGTAAATTGTCCTTGATTCTGCGTCACTGTGGCAGAACGCTGTGCTGCTGTTTGTTGATTATATAGTCTAGTGGCCATGATTAAGTATCCCTATCTGTTTTGTCTGGGGTGAGCAACTCTGGTGCTCTGTGCTCATGCAAGGCCCAAGGTTCATGCATGGGTATGCGTTTCATGAAGCTTTTCACGATACCTGCTTGATATCGCTGGTCCCATCCTGCTGCTGTGCTGGTAGCTAAATTGTCTCTGAGATCATAAGGTCTTACAAAATCGGCAGCCACCGCTGTTTCTGCGTTTGTAGGACCGTTTAAAAATATTTTAGTACCGTTGACTTTGACTTCTGCACCACTACCTAGATTGATATCGGCTGTGGAACTAATTTTAGTTTCTGCTCCGGAAGCAATATCCAAGTCATTGTTTGTAGATAGCTTGGTCTTGTCTCCAACCAATATATCTAGATTAGCACCCACAGTGAGTTTGGCATCTGCGTTGATTAAAAACTCCATGTCTGTGGCAATTTCTACATGCCACTTTCCTGTTTCAGTTCTCATATTGATATTTCTGCCGGCTTCTAGATTTATATCTCGAGCGGCACGTATGTTGAGATCTTGTTGAGTATGCACACTGATGCTGTCTTCAGCATAGATATCTATCTTACCGTTACTGGTGAGTTCTATCCATGCAGTGCCGCGAGCATTGGCAATATAGATTAGGTCTTCTGAATTATGCATCAAGATCTGATGACCGGTCCTAGTTCTTACTCTAAAGTATTCACTGGCCGGTATTGTTGCAGAACCAGTATCACCTTTTCGTTGGCTTTCTGCGTCCAATAGATCAATATACTTTACAGGTCCGTCGGAAGCAGCTGTGGCTCTATGAAATCTGTCATTACCATCATCCATCACTAACTGTGTGCCACCCAGTCTACTCACAGGTACTGTGGCTTGACTATCTGACTTGCCTATCTGTTGTTTTTTTGCTTTGTCCCTGCGATCTAGAGGACCCGGTGTGCTGATACCAAACACCATGCTGGGAGCTTCTCGTCTTGGAGATGAAGTGGTAAAGCCTCTAACATCATCTTCTAATAATCCTTGTTCAAGGAATCTATCTGCAATAGGATGCACTACTCTGGGAAATTTTTCGGAATCGATCTGTTGCTCGTCGCCGTTAATGCGTTTGTTAATTTCAGCCACAGGCAAAGGCAAAGGGTTGCCGTTACCATCTTTCATAGGACCGTATCTTTTTTTATCTTGGGCATCTAGACTGTTCACAGTGCTACCGGCTATAGCTGGAACCATGTGGTTAATATTAACACCTGGCACACAGGCAAACCAAAATCCTGCAGCAGGATCTCCGTTCACGAACAACACCAAAACATTCACTCCTACATCAGGTGGCACGAACCACATGCCATATGATTTCTGAGTGTCGCTGAATCCATCTATGGTTGATTTAGTTCCATCATTCTTGCCCATAAATTCAAAGGGAGTATATCCGAAAAATGGAGATGCGTATTTGACAATAAAAGTTTGACTGTCGTCACCTGATGTATTTGACTGATCTTTTAACAGGTTAACTTCGATAGATCCCATGAATGAAGGATCAAGATGACTGATAACACGGGCTATGTATATGCCTGTGGTTAACCCACCGCCCCTGTCTGCGTCGTCAACTGACGGTCTTGATAATTCTGCCATTAGTTTTGTCCTAGATCTCGATAATATCTAAATCCCACTCGTCGTTGGGGTTGATTAGATGTAGTAGTTGTTTGAGCGCCTGAGCCATTGCTGCTAGATGATGCGGTATCAGCTCCAACTGTGGCGTTAGTAGAACCGCTGTCAACCAGCGATGTTTTTGGTGCCTCTTTTTCACCTATTTCTATAGCTGGTACTTCTACTTTGTTGACCACTGATGCTTTATCTCCAGTGATGGTTTCATTGACTTCAGGTCCTTGTGGTCCCGGCATTCTAATACATTTCAATTTTTGTTTCCAATTTCCATCATTGAATTGATTTTCACAGCTGACAACCCTATATATACCACCAAATGGGCTTTCCTTTCCTGCTATTGAAAAATCATACAGGCCAGTTAATGTGTTTACGTCAGCTGGAGTTCTAAATGTTATATAGATATAGACGTTGCCGCTTTCATAGTTCATAGTGCCATCATCGGTGATCTGGGCTGTGGGCGAAGCAGCCCCTACAAAATAGTTACTCATCCCCGAATCTATCAACCAATAAGGATCACCGAGTATTTCAAGATTTACCGTGACCATGTCAGCACTGCTGCCACTGATAAATGCTTCTTGAAAATTCTCCGCAATGTTTTGTTCAACACTTTTATATTCAGAACCACCCTTAAATCCTTTCAATAGTCTAGGATCACGTTTTGGTCTAGCTCTACCGGTTTGTGCAGATTGCACTTCTGCAGCCTGTCCTTTACCTGTTTTAGTAGAAGAATTTTTTGTTTCAGCTGCGTTTTGATCTTGAGTAGCAGTTTTAGCAGCCTCAGCTTCTGGTTTAGGATTTGCTCCTGCATTGAATAAATTATTGATGTCAATACTGAAACTGAGAATGTCTACATTTTGGCCGGTATAGATATATTGATATTCCTTGACCACATCTTTCATGAGTTCAGCATAACCCACTGGTGCGGACGTGGCGTTGGCAAATATGCTTTGATGAACTAGATATGGCACCACTCTGTAAGTGATCTTTTTTGCATAATCGCCTGTGATGATATCAAATTTCAACAGCTCTATTTGCACATCTAGTTTAAACCACTTGATAAATCCCTGCGGTGTTAGAAATTTAGGTTCTAAGGCCTCAGTGGCATATTCTGAACTGAGAATAACTTGATTAATAATTGCGGTCAATGACTGATTCTGCCCGAACTGAAAGGCTCGGGTCTTGGGATCTATGGTCATGCCTTCTCTTTTCAACACGCCTGTTTTTTCATCGTATTGATCGCCGGCTCGCTTGAAAATTGCACGACCACCAGAACTTTGATCAAATCCCAAACTCGCAGAGGCCATGCTGTTTTGATCTAGAAGCTGAGGATCAATTTTAATCATAGAAGCCTGAACCGCAGCTTTTTTAGTATCAGGAGCATTAGGATCTACTGTGGCCTTTTTAACTTCTGATTGATTTCCTGCTGAACTTTGCCAGTCGCTGGACAGTATGGGAAACTGTATGACATATTCATCTTGTTCGGAAACTTTTCCTTCGGCTTTGAGTTTTTTTTCGTTATTGTTGAGATATGCTACAAGACTGCCCTCGCTGCCTGACAATAGATCAAATACATGGCCTTTGCCGCTGGCAGATAGTTTTACATCACTGTAAGTGGTGTTGATAGAATCAGCAAATCCTTGATGATTATATGGTATGGCTTCTACCTTGTATACACTGCCTCCTTCGTTGACTGTGAATTTAGTAGTCGACAGTTTCATTACAAAATATTTGGGCTTTATCTGAGACAAATTCTGCCCCAGTTCATTAAATCCCTGAATGTCCATGCGTAACACATACGGTGCGTTATCTAGATAACTGAGGTAACCTGCTTTCACTGCGGCATTCTGCATGCTCTGTAATAACAGCCCCATAGAATGCGGTTCGATTATATCAAATGAAAATTTAACGGCATTGCTATTGCCAGTGGCTTCATTGGCTCCTATCACTGTCTGCATTACAAAGTTGTTGATGTAGTATTCTGGACTGCCAAAAAATGTCGCTACTCTATCTGCGTCAAACCGTCCTGCAGATGAAAACACTATATTTTTCAATGCAGATGGATTATCTCTATAAGTTTTAGGATCGTTGAACTGTTGCGGAGTCAAACATGCCATTGTCCACAGCACACTGTTGCTGGAAAACACTTCCATGGGACTACGAACTAATGCAGGCAGATTTTTCTTAGCCGAGGCAGCTGTGGTATCTGATTTTTCTTTTTGGGTAGAAGCTCCGCCCCTCAATGGGTTTGATGGTCTAGTGGGATCTAGATTGGTGATTTTTTCTGCTAGGCCTACAGGAATAGTAGAGTTCGTAAACTCCGGAATGACCACACTGCCGTCTGGTTTAAAAAATAACTCTTTACCTTGAGGAATAAATCTTGCGACCATTTATACTCCTAAAAACTTTGAAAGATTTGTTTTTTTAGGCAGGTATATCACAGTTCCTGGTTCAAAATCATAGATGGGATCTTTTATCACACTCATGTTCCGTTGAACAAACACCCACCATAGTTTTGCACTACCATACACATCGTAAGCCAACAGATCTGGACGATGCCTATATTGATTTTCTATTACATATCTAAAATCATCCGGTTCGGACGGTACCGGTCTAATCTCTAGTAAGTCTAGATAGAAATTATTTTGTCTAGTATCTGACCAAGGACTGGTTTTAGCGTATTTGGCCATTAGATATATCCCACCTGCTTGTCACCGGACATTTTGCCTGCGGCGTAGTCTTGCAAGTTGAATTTTCTCAATCCTTGTCTACTGTACACAGGTGCTACCTGGACTGTTATAGTGCTTAACACAGGCACCCAAGTGTAGTTGCCGTTCTTAAAAGGATCGCATTTGATGTAGTTTACATCGTCTTTGAAATCCACCGAGAATGTTTTTATTATCACAGGAACCTTGTCAAACACATGACTGCCGTAACCTGTGAGATTACAGATTATAGGAGGATTACCTGCAAGGTCACCTTGTCCAAAAAACATCTTGGTAGCTGTCTTGAAAAATGTAGTTGCAGCTATCCAGTAGGCACCATCCGTGGCAGTTTCACAGCTGAATTCTCCGCTGATTGTTATGTCATCAACCACACTGTTTTTGTAACTGTATTGAGAA